TGATCACGGTGTTATGGCGACACGGTACGCGACTGGATCGCACGGCTGGGGCGGTTGAGCGATTGGTCGAGAAGATCGACGAGGATCGCGAAGAGCATGCTGAGTTCAAGGAGATTCTCGCCAACCACGACGAGCGGCTCAGCAACCTCGAAAGTGAGTGACTATGCGTGATCGGAGCGGCTATCTCGGCGACCATGGCGGCCTCTGGGGCGTGACCCCCACAAGGAGAGGCCCCCGGCTGAGGGGAGCGGGTCCTTCCCCCGGCTGAGGGAGGCGAGGGTCGGGTTCTCTCGGGCTTTTTCTGATTACGGGTTTGAAAATGGGGCTTCCCTTCCCCCTTGGAGATTCGTGCGGCGTGGTCGGAGCTTCGTGGGTGGTGGTTGGGTGGGGAGTCGGGAGCGAAGGAGGGTTGGTGTGGCGGATCGAAAGAAGTCGCCGGCGACGGAGCCGGCGTTTACCCTTACCCGGGCGATGATGGCGCGGCTGCTCGGTCTGTCGGGCCAGCGGATCAAGCAGCTTGCCGACGATGGGGTCATTACCCGGCTGCCGAATGGCCGGTATGGCCCCGAGGCCGTTGCGCAATATGTGGAGTGGCTGCGGAGCAAGGTCGAGGCCAAGAGTGATTACTCGGTGCTTCTGGAACAGGAGAAGTGGCGGGAGAAGAAACGGGAGAACGACCTGGCTGAGCAGCTCGTGGCGCCGGTCGAGGTGCTGGGGGAGGTGCTGGGCCGGGGCGTGGCCGTGATGATCCCCGTCCTGGAGACGCTGCCGCTGATGGTGAAGCGCCATTGGCCGGAGGTGACCGGCGATCAGACGGAATTGGTGAAACGGGCGGTCGCCGAGTGCCGGAACGCCCTGGCGGACCTAAAGATCGACCTGGATGACGATGAATTGTGATCGCCGCGGTCAAGGCATTTCAACGAGCGATCGCCCCCTTACGGGCGACGGTCCCGCTGACAGGATCGCAGTGGGCGAACCGGCATTTCTATCTGTCTCCCGAGTCGTCGGGCACCGAAGGCGTATGGAAGTGCTACCCCTACCAAGTGGCGCTCTTGAACTGGATGACCTCCGACGACATCGAAGAGGTCAACTTCCAGAAGTCACGGCGGGTGGGGTACACGAAATGCCTGATGGCCGCCGCGGCCTGCCTGATTCACCAGAAGAATCGCAACATTGCGATCTGGCACCCGACCGACGGCGACGCCAAGGACTTCGTGACGGACGAGGTCGACACGCTACTCCGCGACGTGGAGGTGCTGGGCGCCAAGCTCAAATCCGCCGTGGGGGTCAAATCGAAGTGGAACACGGTCGAGAAAAAGGTGTTTCACGGGGCCACCCTCGACATCAAAGGCGGCAAGTCGGCTCGCAACTTTCGCCGCATGACCAAGGATGTGGCGATCTACGACGAAACGGACGGCTTCGACGCCGACATCGACGGCGAAGGCAACTGTTTCGAGTTGGGGGACGGGCGGCTCGACCAGGCGCCGTTCCCGAAATCGATTCGCGGCAGTACGCCGAAAACCAAAGGGCTCTCACTGATCGAGACGGCGGTGGCGGCTTCCGATGCGATCTTCTATCGGTTCGTGCGGTGTCCCCAGTGCGGCGAGCTGCAGCGGTTGGAGTTTGCGAATCTGAAATGGGACAAGGGCCGGCCGGAAACCGTGCGCTATCGGTGCAAGACCGGCTGCGAGCTGCGGTATACCGATTATGGGGCGATGGATGCCAAGGGCCGCTGGCAAACGCTCGATGGCATGTACTACGTGGAGGGCCGCGACCACTTTTGCGATGCCGACGGCAACGTGATCCCCAAGCCGCGGCGAATCGGGGTGAAGATCTGGGCCGGCTACAGCTACTTGCGGCCTGGTCGTATCTGGTCGACCGCTGGCTGGTGGCCAACCGGAACGCGAAGCGCGGCAATATCACGACCCTGAAGGCGGTAATCAACACGCTGCTCGGGGAGACGTTCGAAGAGGAAGGGGAGAGCGTCGACGGCTCGACCTTGACGCAGCGCGGCGAGGATTACCTAGCTGAAAAGAAGATCCCCAACGGCGTGCTGGTGATCACGGCCGGCGTCGACGTCCAAGGCGGAGTCAATGCACGAATTGAAATGGAGATCGTCGGTCACGGCCTGGAAGATGAAACGTGGTCGCTCGGTTACGTGGTGATTCCCGGGGAAGCGGAGCGGCCCGACGTGTGGGATCACGTAGACGAGCAGTTGCAGCGGCGGTTTGTGCGGAAAGACGGCGCGTCGCTCGGCGTGGCGGCCGCCTTCATCGACTCGGGCTACCTGGCCACGGAGGTCTACCGCTTCACCGCACTACGGCGAAAGCGAAATATCTTTGCCACCAAGGGGGTGAATACCGGCACGCTTTGCAACAAAGGCACCTGGCAGGGCGACAAGAAGGATCGCTCCCGGTGCATCTTGCGAACGGTGAACGTGGACGACGCCAAAACGATCATCTTCAACCGGCTGCGGATCACGAAGCGCGGGCCCGGCTTCTGCCACTTCCCGGCCCACTACGATGATGAGCACTTCACCAAGCTGACGAACGAGGAAAAGGTCGAGAAACGCAAGCGGGGCGTGCTGGTCGGCTACGAGTGGATCAAGAAGGGGCCGAACGAACCGCTCGACTGCCGGGCGTACGCCCTGGGCGCGCTCGAGTATCTGAACCCGAACATGCCGCGCATGAAGCTGCGGTTGGAGGAACGGGCGGCGGCGGCCGTTGCGGATAGCCCGCCGCCGGAAGCGGCGGAGGCGGAGGAAGTCATTAAGAAGCGGAAGCGGATGGCACGCGCGAAGAAGAAGGGGTTTGTCAATTCATGGTGAACGATGCGCGCCACTTGCCGCCGCTGGTCTATCGGGGAGCGCGGGAAATCTGCGGCGCCGTGGGTGTGCCGTGGAAGGAGATCGCCGTCTTCGTGGCCGAGAAGGGGTTGCCGGCGTTCAAGATCGACGGCCGGGGAACCTGGCTGGCGTTGCGTGAGGACCTGGAAGCGTGGATCACGCGGCAACGAAACGAGCATCTGCGGCGGTGAAAAACGGCGAAAACCGGCCCGTCTGAAAAGGGCTGTCAAACGGAGTTCTTGTCTTTATTTGCCCATAGACGGCCTTTCTTGTCCTTTTCTTCCGGAGGCCCGATCCGCCCGTATGTTGGTGGGCGTGCTTTGAGAACGCCCGTTGTCCTTTGAAAAAGGGGGCAGGCACCTAGCGGAGCCAGTCCCCTTTTTCTGGAGCCCACCTGCATGGCTTTTGCCGTTGTTCACGACTGCATTCCGGACGAAATCACCGCCGGGGAATCGGTGTCGTGGAAGTGGTCCGATGGGGACTTTCCCGCGTCGGAAAGCTGGGAACTCACCTACACGCTGGTGAAGTCGGACGCGCAGCTCCAGATCGTGGCGACGGCCGACGGCGATGACCATCTGGTGGAAGTGGCGGCGGCCACGTCGGCCGCCTACGAGGTGGGTGAGTATGAATGGCAGGCGCACGTGGCCAACGGAACGGAGCGCTACCAGGTCGCCGTGGGGATGCTCACGATCGTGACCGACTTCGCCGGCCAGGCGAGCGGTTTTGACAACCGGTCCCACGCGAAGATCGTGCTGGACGCGTTGGAAGCGGCAATCGAGGGCCGCGCCTCAAAGACGCAAATGCTGCAAATGGTCGGCGGTGTGCAGGTGCAACACATGACGCTCCGCGAGCAGACGGCCATGCGTGATCAGTACGCGGCCAAATACCGGCAAGAGCAAGTCCGCGCCGGCAAGGTGACGCCGAGCCCCACCATTAAACCGAGGTTCACGAATTGATGCGGCCTTAAACCGAGGTTCACGAATTGATGCGGCCTGGAACGCCCATCTTGTTTGACGCCGCCGGCCGGCCGCTCTCCGGGAGCCGGGCCCGGCGCCGTGCGCGGGGTCAGGCGAAGGCGATGTTCTCGGGCTTCAAGGGGGCCAACGATGATAACCTGAGCGATTGGGTCTTCTTGCCTTTGGAGATCAACACGATTCTGCGGAACGATCTCCGCAAGCTGCGGGCCCGTTCGCGCGACCTGGCGAGGAACGACGATTCATGCCGGCGGTACTTGGAAATCCTCAAACAAAACGTGCTGGGCCATGCGGGCATCCTGCTCCAGGCCCGCAACCGGGCGGCCGACGGCACGCCCCGGGAACGATGGAACAAGAGCACCGAGCGGGCATGGGGCGTCTTCGGACGGAAGCGCCGGTATCGCGGGCTCTCGGCCGGTCCGTCGGCGTGCGGCCAAATGACGCTCCGTCAGGTCGGCTGGCTGACGCTGTTGAACGAGGCGATCGACGGTGAGTTCTTCCTGAACATCCTGCGCGGCTACCCGCACAATCCCCACCGGTTCGCCGTGCGGTTCCTGAATCCTGATCTGCTCGATAGCACGTACGACACGGAGCTTGAAAGCGGCAACCGGGTGGAAATGGGGATCGAGTTCGACGAATTCGATCGACCCGTGGCCTACCACTTCAATGTGCAGCACCCACACCGACGGTTTCGCAGCGGCGACCAGGCCCGGGTGCGGATCCCGGCGAGCCAGGTGATTCATGGTTTTCGGCGCGAGTATACGGGCCAGATCCGGGGCATTCCCCGGTTCGCCGCCGTCATGCACAAGGCCAAGATGCTCAACGGCGTGCATGAGGCGATCGTCGTGGGCTGGCGCGTCGCCGCTTCGAAGATGGGGTTCTTCACGCCGCCGGACGACGGTCCCGACGAGTACGAGGGAGAGCCGTTCGAAACGGGCGATGCGGAGGACCTGGCCGACAACGTGCTGGACGCGACGCCGGGCAGCTTCGAGGTGCTCAAGAAGAACTATGGCCTGGAGTTGTTCGACCCGGACTATCCGTCGAGCACCTACGAGAGCGGCCACCAGGTGTTCATGCAGCAGATGGCGAACGGCCTGAACGTGTCGAGTCCGACCCTGTCGAACAACTACGCGAAGGTGAACTATTCGAGCCTGCGGCAAGCGCTGCTGGAAGATCGCTCCGGTTGGCGGTGCATTCAGGCCGAGATGATCGACGGCTTCTATCAACCGCTCTTCGACGAGTGGTATGAGTGGGTCCGCAACATCATGGGGGCGATCGCCGGACCGGCAGACGAACCGGTGGTGGTGTGGCGGCCCCGCGGCTGGCCGTGGGTCGACCCGGAGAAGGAAGTGAACGCCCAAATCAAGGCGATCGGT